ATTAACTAATAATGCAACACAGAATAGCGGATACAAATATATAGCAAGTGCAACTGCTACATTATACGAACAAGATGGTGGCGCTCACGTTTGGTATCAAGCTCCTTCAGGAACGGCAGGTAACGCTATATCCTTTACCCAAGCTATGACGTTAGATGCTTCGGGAAATCTTGCTTTAGGCGGCACAAGCAATAAAGTCACTGGGCTTTCTGGTGGCGGCACAGGTTTTACTGTACAAGCAACTGCAGCCCCAACTATCGGTGTTTGGGATAATAGTGATGCAAGTTATTATTTGCAACTTGGTCAGATAGAAGCTAATTCGTACCTGTGGAACATTGCTAACGGCTTTTTATCTTTTGGTACTGCCAACACCGAGCGTATGCGCCTTAACGCTTCAGGCAATTTAGGATTAGGAGTTACACCGAGTGCGTGGAGTGCTTATACTGCATTACAAATTAAAAATTCTGCGTATTATGCTTATAGTGTAAGTGGTATACATATTACAGGTGTAGGTTCTAATATATATTATGATGGTTCACAAAACAAATATATTTCAAATGGCTTTGCATCTACATACTTACAATTAAGTGGGGAACATCGTTTTTATACAGCACCTTCAGGAACAGCAGGTAATAATATTTCACTTACACAAGCTATGACATTAGCAGCTAATGGTAACTTGCTTGTAGGAACAACTTCAGATAATGGTGCTAAGTTTCAGGTTACAGGTGGTGCAACATTTAGTAGCAGTGTACAATTAACAGGAAATGGTTCTGGTTTATCTACTACTTATGGTGGAGTAACTACAAGCAATTTATTTACTACTACAACAGGAGCAGTTTTATCAGTTGATGGCGATTGGACTATCAAATTTAAATATAGTGGTGTAAGTGGTACAGATATGTTATCATTGGCAAGTACAGGAGCTACATTTAATAGCTCAATAAAAACAGGAGAACCAGACACGGGTTGGGGTAGAGCAGCAATCAAGATAGGAGCAAGAGTAAGTGGAACTGCATTCGGAGTTGGCGGTTACTTACCTGTAAGCGTAGACGGAACAGTATATTATATTAATTTAAATAGTTCAACACCTTAAAAATGGCATTAGAAACAAAATGGCTTATTAGCCAAATGGACACCGCACCGAGAGAAGATGGTTTAACCGATGTAGTAAAAACAGTACATTGGAGATACGAAGGCAAAGACGGAGAATACACCGCAGAAGTTTACGGGGCAATGGCTTGTGCTACTCCTTCGGAAACTGACTTTACTGCTTACGAAGATTTAACTTACGAGCAAGTATGCGAATGGTTAGTTGAAGGTAACAATGTAGAAGCTATGGACTTAAACTTAGCTACACAGATTGAGAACCTTAAAAACCCACCAATCGTAAATTTACCTTTGCCGTTTAGCAATCCACAATTATCTTTACAAATAAAAAACAATGAAAATGAAGTACAAACAACTCAAACAATTAGTGAAGGACATTAATGCAGTAATCGGAAATCAAGAAACAAAAGTAGCTAAGAAGCTTGTAAAAGTTTATGAGAAGGTTAAAAAGTACCACGAAGATTACAACTCACAAGTTGAGGAACTTCGCTTAGATAACGCTTCAGTAGACGAAAAAGGTATTTTAGTGCTTACAGAAAAAGGAGATTACAAATTCTCTAAAGAAGGCATCAAAAAACTAACCAAAGATATTGATGCGCTAAATGATAAAGAATTTGATTTTCAAATAATTAACGTAGTCAATCCTAATGGCTTAGAGAATTTTACATTCTTAGAAGATTGGGTTACTGGCGTAGAATTTAACAAACAAGAAGAAGAAGAACTATAATGGCAAATAACCACCAAGCAGACCAATCAACAATCATATCTTTAGTAAGTGCTACAATTAGCATTACAAGTATTCAACCACTATTCACATTGTTGGCGAGTTTGGTTGCTATTGTTTCAGGCGGTATGGCTATTCGATACTATTGGAAAATGACTAAGAAACTCAAATGAGAATACTACTTTTAGCCTTATTACTTACATCTTGCGCTTCGGTTAAGAAGTTTGAAAAGAGATTTGATAGCACGGGGACAACTAAGATTGACTCCGTGCATCTTACTTTTTACGATAGCGTTACCAAGATTATAGAAAAGGAGCAAGTATTTACAAAAGAGGTTACTATCTATGACACAATCCGTGTAACAAAGGATAGCATTATAGTAGTTCCTAAAATAGTAACTAAGTGGGTATACCAGACAAAAGAGAAGGAAACCGACAATAGCTTAGTTAAAAAAGATACAATAGCGTTTAATCGCACAGAAAGTACTCAAATTTCGATTGTAGATAAAAACAAGGTAACTACTCAAAATAACTTTTGGAAGGCTCTAATCGGTCTAATAATAGCGATTGTGTTAATTTTAGCATATTGGAATAGATTATGGAAGTAAACAAAGCAGGTAGGGATTTAATAAAGCAGTTCGAAGGCTGCAAGTTAAAGGCATACAAATGCCCTGCGGGTTTATGGACTATTTCTTGGGGTTTGACTTTTTACCCTGACGGAACGAATGTAAAAGAGGGCGATGTAATTACCCAGCAACAAGCAGAAGATTACTTTAATGCAATAGTCGATGACTTTGCAAAAGATGTAGATGCGCTTGTAAAATCAAATGTAACTGCAAACAATTTTTCTGCGATTGTTTCGTTTGCTTTTAATGTAGGTATAAACAATTTAAGGAGAAGCACTTTACTAAAAAAAGTAAATATTAATCCTAAAGAACCTACAATTAAGGCTGAATTTATGAAGTGGGTGCGTGCCAACAACGTGGTGCTTAAAGGGTTAGTGAGGCGGAGAGAGGCTGAGGCTAAACTATATGAGCAACTTTAGAACTATATTAGTAAACTTATTATCAGACGAAAGCAACAGTATTAGCCACAAAAGAGTAGTGGCTATGCTTGGCAGTATTTGTCTTTTTATTTCTTTGTTCTTAAATATAATCTTAAAAATTAACCCAAGCGATAAGTTGGTAGATGCCGTCTTGTATCTTACGCTATTTGCTATGGGTTACACCACAATAGATAAATTCAGCAAAAAATAAATAATGCTAAAATCAAAACGCAAACGCCTATTCTTTGACATAGAAACCTCGCCTAACGTTGGCTTTTTCTGGAGTGCAGGATATAAGCTTAATGTAACTGCGGATAGCATAATACAAGAACGTGCTATTATTTGTATTTGTTACAAGTGGGAAGATGAGAAGGAAGTTTACTTTTTACAATGGGATAGCAAACAGAACGATAAAAAGATGCTACAAAGTTTTATTGAAGTAGCAAACACGGCATCGGAGTTAGTAGGGCATAATGGCGACAAGTTCGACCTTGCGTGGATAAGAACACGCTGCTTGTTTCATAAGATTGAAATGTTCCCTTCTTATGTTACAATAGACACGCTAAAAGTAGCACGTCAAAAGTTTAGATTTAATAGCAACAAGCTTAATTACATAGCTGACTACTTAGGAATTGGCACTAAGATTAAAACCGAATATAGTTTATGGAAGGACATTGTTCTGCATAAAGACAAAGTGGCTATGGCTAAAATGATTAAGTACTGCCAAAAAGATGTTGTGTTATTAGAACAGGTATTTAACGCTCTTAAGAACCACATCGAACCTAAAACACATTACGGAGTTATATTCGGACAAGACCGAGGCTCTTGCCCTGAATGTGGAAGCGATGACTTGATTATTTCACTTCGTAGAACAACCGCAACTGGTGTAAAGAAAATACAATACAAGTGCAAAACTTGTTTTAAGATACATAGCAAAACCGACAAATAATGGACAGTAAAATATTAGCAGCAGTAATAGAAGATATGCGTAGGCGTGAACTTGTAGGGAAATCAAAGTACGGAACTACAATGGACAGAAATGATTTAAGCACGGGTCAATGGATAACGCACCTAAAGGAAGAGCTACAAGATGCAATACTTTATTTAACCAAATTAGAAACTATACACAATGCGCCTCAAAAAGATATTTAGCTTCGG